CTATTCGGAATTAGTTTCTTGGACTAATATCGTTGCTGATTCCTTAGGGACTGTTATTTGTGAAGTTTGGGTAGGACCGGATAAAGGAGCTGGTAATTGTGATTTAAGATGGAGAATAAGGTTACCAAGTTACGGATTAGATTTGAACTATGGTCCTGTAAATTATGCTCCACTTCCAAATTACGATGAATGGTTTGCAGAATTTTATGGACTGGAAGCAGATTTCGGACAAACGATATTATCAGCGGATCAATTAATAACAGGTCATACAATTGTACCTGGAGCAATCTCTTCTGTAGAGTCCTTTGGTATGCCTACTCTATTCGAGCTGGGACAGACAATGACCATGCAGGGGATAAGTTCTTTGGAGTCGTGGGGATCGCCTTCCTTATCAATATTTAAAACGTATATCGTACCGGAAGGTATCCTATCGCAGGAAGGATTTGGTTATCCTTCAGTCTCTATTCCCGCGCCGACTTCGAGTGCTCTACCTGCTCCTACTCCAGCGTTAGAAGGGGATATCCGTCTTGTATGGGATGTTAATAAACAATATGTAGATTTTGTTGTGGCTGATCGAGATGTTGAACGTGATGCAGGTTTGGAAACTGCTATCTTTATAACGTTATTAACAGATAAACAAGCTGAAGATGGTGATCCATTACCGGATGATAGTGGTTATCGTGGTGGATGGTTTGGTGATTCAATCCCTGTCGTTGAGGATTATAAAATAGGAACGAAACTTTGGTTATTGCAAAGAGCAAAAACAGTTTCGGAGATACCCGCAATCGCTAAAGAATATTTACTCGATGGTTTTCATTGGATGATTGAAGATGGATTAGTTGAGTCTGTCGAAGTTACTGTAGAACGAAGAAGAGATTTGAAGACCACTCTGGCATTTACTCTTGCATTTAAGAAGCCAGAAGGAACAACAATCTTTTTTAATTTTTATTATAATTGGGAAGCGCAAATATTAAGGAGGCAATAATGCCGTTCGAAAGACCTGCTATAAAGACAATAAAAGAAAGAATTGAAAAAGGAATAGAAGCGAGGCTGTTTGGTAAAGCAGCACTCTTACGAAATGCTGTATTGCGTATTATGGCTCGTGTCTTTGCAGGAGCGATTCATGGTAATTATGGATATTTACAATTTATAGCGAAACAGTTATTTGTTACAACAGCAGAAAAAGAGTATCTTAATCGTCATGGAAGGATGTGGGGAGTTGATAGAAGGCCAGGATCGTTCGCTATCGGTACTGCTATTTTTGCAGGTGTGGATGGAACTGTTATACCGGAAAATACTCGGGTACAGAATGAAGATGGTATTGAGTACGGTACGACCACGATAGCAACGATTACGGGAGGAACTGCATCCATTATAGTACAGGCAATACAGTCGGGTGAGGAGGGTAACTATGTTCGGCCAAATCCTCCCATTCCTATCTTTTTGCAAATTGTAGCGCCGATATCTGGCGTGAATGACGAGATACAAGTAGATGGTGATATCACTGGAGGTGAAGATGCAGAGGACGATGAAACATACAGAGCCCGTATTTTACAACGTATACAGAAAATACCGACTGGTGGTTCGGCTGCTGATTATGTAAGATGGGCAACAGAATATCCTGGAGTAGAAAGAGCTTGGTGCTATCCATTAGCAAAAGGACCAGGAACGGTATCTGTTGTATTTACGGCTTCTGGTAGTGATCCCGTTCCGAGTGCTGCATTATTATCTGATGTCTTGGCTTATATTACAGCTCGTAAACCAGTTACGGCTGATCTATTCGTGGAATCAATTACAGATTATAATGGTACTCCTGGAACTACCGAGCTCTCATTTTATATTAAGTTACCTTCTACACAGAATACAAACGATTATCAGACAGTAATTAGAAAAAATTTGGAGACTTTATTTTTACCACACAAGCCTGGAACTACATTGCCGATATCTCAAATCCGTGCATCTATTTCTAAATCAGGTGTAGAGGATTACGATATTGTAACATTAAAAGCTGATGGAGTTTCGTTGCCGGTTGACGATGTCGCTCTTACTGGTTATATGTATCCGTCCTTAGGTACGATCACTTTTGGAGTATTATAATGTCTAAGTATTTACAAGAATTAATTCCGCAATTGACCTACGATCGATGGGACTACGTTCGGTCGCTCCGTGCTCTCCTTCCCAGAGGTCGTGCTTGGATTATACCATTACCGGATGAAAAAGATATTCGCCTGCATAGTATTGATTCTGCTGAAATGTTTGGACGTATAACGCTTTTTACTGGTAATATACTTGTAACTCCCAATGGGATTTTAAGTGGTGAAAGTTTCGGTTTGCCAAATATGGCAGAGCATAAAGATGTAATATTATCAGGTATTCCTTCTGCGGAATCTTTTGGTTCGTTGACTTTAAGTCCACATCTAATAATCGCCCCGAATGGTATTATTACTGAAGAAGTTCTTGGTGTTCCGTCAATTTCTGGTGGAGGTTCGTGGACGCAATATTGCGGATTTGAGACTACGTTATGCTCTGGTTGGGATAGTGCTTTCTTGTCAAATTGGTATCAGACTACTGAGAATGGGGAAGGTATAGCGCAAAGAGCTTCGGATGGAGATGATAGATTATATCCGCCGACTGGTCAATTACTTACTGGCGACTTTACAGTAGAGTTTGGATTTTGGCATTCTGCAAATGAAGGTTCTGCAAATATTTCAATTCACATGGAGTTGTTTAATGCCGGTGGAATGATTTACGATTCAATGATGATTGCTCCTCATATTATATCTAATGGAGCACAAAGATTAGTTCCAACTGGTCCAGTAGAAATAAGAATGAAAATTGATAGAATATCTGGTAATATATGGAGCTATTTTTGGGATGGAAGTCAATGGGCAAGAATTGATACTTGGCCTACTCCTGGAAATGTAATGACAAATTCTGATGATCTATATCTTGTTGTGAATGGAGCGGATGGTGTCAATGGCTTTTCATATATAGGCGTAGATGGGACGTTGGTATGATCTCAAAAATTATTGGTAAAATCTTAATGGCTTTTGCTGTCGAGCTTGAGAAATTTGAAGAGCGAGTAACTGCTTTAAGGCAAGAAGCTATTCCTGGTCTATCAAGAGAATTATTACCAGAATGGGAAACGGATTTAGGTTTGCCCGATACTTGTTCACCTCTTGCTGGTACTATGGAGGAGAGAGCTCGTATCGCACATGCAAAGTATACAGGTAATTATTACGGGCAAAATAAAGAGTTCTTTATAGAGTATGCTGCAAGCTTAGGAGCTAATATTTCGATAAAGGAATATAGTGGTACAGGTAGTATCTTCAGAGTAAGTGTGAATCGCGTCTCAAGAATGCCGATTACTGGTATTGACGGATCAAGATTATGGTCTCGACAAGCAAAATATAGATGGACAGTTACAGTTCTATCTTTAGATAATGTAAGTCTTGATTATTTAAAGTGTCGTTTTAATCAATTGAAACCAGCTCATACTGAGATTACTTGGAAATAGAAGGAGGCCTGCTATGCATGAAACTTATGGTGATGGCTATATAATAGTAAATGGAAAACGAGTTTACGCGGATGAAGATCCTGGAGTTAGGGATGCGACGCAATTCAGATTTAATGAAGCGAATTCGTTTCAAGAAGAGATTGCGAATGTAATCCGAGCGGAGGGTATAACTCTCAACGATCATTCTGAAGATATTTCTCAGATGAATCAGCTTAATACAGCAATTGACAATAAAGTATCCAATGAAGCTTCTGATCGTGCAAGCGCCGACCTTATTTTAGATGGTAGAGTTGATGATCTTGAGACCGATATGGCTGATGAGATATTGCGTAATGATACACAGGATGCTGATATAGCTGATTTACAAGATGAAACATCTAAAATCGTGCATACGAACGCTCTTAAGGGAGATGTATTAACGTACGATAGTGGTGATTTGAAGTGGTATCCAGCTTCTACAAGAGCTTTTAAAACAAGGCTCTTTTGCGAAGCTATGAAGAAAGGTCTTGCATCACAAACGCATCCTGGAGCAGAGTACCAAATTACAGATGTTACTCTAAGGCTTAAAGGTCGCTATGCTACTCCAGGGGATGGAAGCGTTCCTCAGGGAAATACATTATTTCAGACGTATGACTTATCTGGTGCCGAAGTTGAAGAGGCGGAAGTTACGGCTGTATATCATGGACAGATGTGGCGAATAATTGGTAATATCGTCTTTATTACTCCGGCGTCTATATCTAATGGTTATGGTGGATACACAACGTCAATCTATCAAGCTTTGCAAATTAGTTGCGCTATTCCACAGATGTTGTGGTACGGACCTTTAGATTACTGGAACCATAATGGAGTTGGACGGTCTTATGCTTTGTATAAAAGATTTGCGTCATCGACAGATAATGTTCGATATGCAGGAGATGAGACTGGGGAATTAATCGCCATGCCGTATGGAGTCGGTAATGCTATCTGGATAGGTAGTAAAGACACTTGGTTTTATCACATTACAAGGGACGACGCCAGGAGTATGCCTGCAATCTTATTGCCGTCACGTAAATACGCAATAAGCTTCGATGTGATGGCTCCTGCTGCGATTATTAATAATTACGAATATCCTACTTGATAGAGAATGATATAATGGCAGAAAAAGAGTATTGTCAAGAGCATAGTGGACACGAAGCCAGGATTAAATCCTTGGAAGAAAGTCGTATAGATATGTGGAAAGCTAATGGTAAGACAAACGAAAGGATTGACGGAATGAAAAATTGGGTAATTGCAGGAATGTCCAGTCTTTTATTACAATTAATAATCGTAATCATCACGGTTGCCTTAAAGGTGAAGGGGTTAATATGAAACTGTCTGATAATTTTTGGTTCTCCGAATTCTCTAATCGGGATCCAAGTGTATTGACAAGTATCCAGCTATATATGATAAAGAATCTGGCGGAGCGTATTTTACAGCCAATACGAAACTATTTGACAGACGTTTTTGCCAAAGATGTCTCGATTAAGATTGTATCTGGAGTCCGCTTTCCCAGTGATCTCAATCGTCTTAGAGCGCAAGGATATAATCCGTCTGAAACAAGTGATCATCTATGTGGGAATATTGTTAAGCTTCGGAGTGCTGTAAAGATACGGCAATATGGGAAATATTTTCAGTATTCTGTTGGAGCTGCAGATGTAATACCGTCTTGTGGTGCAAAAGAAGCTTGGGATGTATTGAAAGTACATTTTGTTCGTGAGAGTGGAATTATAGCTTTACCGACTGGCAATATACAGATCGGGCAGGTTATCTTGGAAAAGCGGAATTCTTATTGGTTGCATATAAGCAATCCTAAAACAATTGTATATAGTAAGGCAATGGCGGATTTATATTTGAAAACAGAACCGTTTCTAATTTCATTGGATAACGGTAAATCTTATAAACCATATTCTTAAAGGAGGACTCTATGAGTTCCAAGGTTAAAGAAAAATTGCATGAACTGGCAGATAACTTGAAAAAATCTGCCGATGACGACAACGAAAAAGCAATTTGGGATAAGGCTCTTGATATCGTAGAGCTATTGGTGACAACAACTCCAACCAAGATTGATGATTTCTTTATTCTGCCTATTATCCGTATACTCAGGCGGAGACTGGATATTCCCAATAACTAATTGACAGGACGTTCGACTGCTATCTGTCACGAGAGGTGGAGCATTATTGTAATGCTCTGCCTTTTTTTTTGTCTTAAAGACCAGAATTGTTCTTGTAAAATAAGATACGATATAACCGCTTAAAATTCAATAACTTATACGGGTTTTACTATATAGTATACTATTATATATCAATATATTAAAAATTTAACAAATAGTAAATTCTTTAAATACTTATAAATAAAGGTCTTACGACGATTGATAAAAAATAATCAAAAATATCTTAAATTTATTTGTATTTACCATACCACAATTGTATTTTATGGTTTGGTTTATTGTGGCATACTGTTTGCGTTTATTTTCAGTTCTGCAAAAACCTGCATATATAATAGTATATAACCGCGATAAGTTTTCAAACTGCGACCGGTTTTCGACAACAAAGAGTATATTATGTTTTTAAGCAAATTGAGATTTTCAAACAAAATAAAAAAAAGTCTATATTTTTTAGACTTTTTTGTTGCATCCTGTCTGCTTTATGAGTATATTATAAGTGTAATTTGAAAAACAAAGCGGGGACCCCTCCCGCGCAAACAAATAAACAATTTTTGAGGAGGTACAAAATGACTCGCCTGAATTCTTTCAAAAGTGAAAAAGTTTCTAAAGACTCTGTTCTGTACCGTGACTATGACGGTAAATATCGCAAAACATATAATACAAGGATCTATCATGATGGTAATCGTAAGTTCGTACTGTGGAACGGTTTCGTTTGCTGGTTGCGTCGTGCTTATCGCGGACACTATGTTGTGTGGACAATGCAGGCGCAAGAAGCTAAGATAAGTTAAGAGTCTGTGGGAGGCTTTAAGCCTTCCGGGGAGTACATACCTGCATTAAGACTGGAAGCTCCCTAAAAAGCAGGTACAGGGAACCACGAACAATCTGGAAGGAGGCGAAATATTGCAGTCGTGCAAACTCGCGCAGGCGAGTATTTCGGGCTCGTTGATCCTTACGGAATAATTGAAGAGTATTGGGATCAACTACCGGAAAGCCAGACAGTAATCGTAACAAAGTACGATGGTCTGTGGGGGAAGTACGGTATAGAGGTAAGAGCAGTCCAAGCAAGATTCCGGCGGGACAGCTTAAAATTGAAAAGGGATCAAGATCTTGCCGAAAGGCAAATAGTAAAAAATCTTTTTAATAACACAAACAATGAGGAGGCCACAATGGCAAACGCGAACGACATCATCACAATTGCAAAAACCGGTGACGTGAAAAAAACCGAAGATGCTCTGCAAAGCGCAATCGGACAGGCTGTGAAACGGGCTCTGTGGGTCGCAGAGAAAAAAGATGAATTTATGGCAATACCTGTTCTCCAGGAATTGGATGCAAAGTACAATCCGTCTGGTGCGAAGGCTAATCCTGTTGTGGAAATCAAAGACGCGAAAGATATTAAGCTGGTTAAAAACGGCAACGTGGATGATCGCGTTTGGAGTGCTATTCTGAAAAAAGCAGGCAAACTTGGAGCCGTTCGGAAGAGTACTGGTAACACTGCCGAAATCTCGATTCCGAAAAAGGAAGCTGAGACTTTCATCAAAGCGGTCCAGGCTGTAAAGGGGATTGCTATAAGCTAATCGGGTATCGTGTGCCTGTGAAGGGGATAGCATGTATTATCCCCTTCGGGGTCTAAATAGCGGAGCAATAAGGCAATAAGGACCCAAAAAAGTTCCGCACTAATTTTAAGGAGGTTACATTATGGTAGAGACAGTTCAGGTCAGTCCCTCAGGCCTCGGCTATACTCTTAAGTTCAGCGGTTCAGACCGTGAACACGATGCATTGTTGGCAATGCTACATTATGTCGGCATACGACGGTTCAGGCTACTTGTACGCGAGTTAAGAGCAAATATGTGGACTGTGAAAGATTTTGCTTTCGTTTGCAGTTTTGCAGGTGTGCAAGGTTTTCCGGTACTGGTATTTTTTAACAGGTACAGTATAAGATAGGAGTACGGTATGCTGAAGATACTGTTTGAGCAAACAAACAATTACGAAGGAGTAGATGAGGAATGATTTCTGTAAAGGATTCACTTCGAGTAGGAAACTGCAAAATAACAGATGCAGATTATCCTGTTTTACAATTAGTTCCAGCCTGCTATAGTAAGTCGCGTCAGGTGGACAAGCTTCGAGAAAATTTGAAAATTGCTCCACAACAATTGAGCAACTCTAAGGAAGCTGTTGCTGGTAATGTCGCAGAATTTACTTTATACCATACGACTCGTCCTTATGGCACATTGCAGGAATTTTGCAACGTTCATGCTCCACGGCTTATTGTTGTTCATTGTGACGACGGTAAAGTTTTTATTAACGTAAATGCCGGTAACAATGGTAGATATTTCACAGTAAGGGGATACACTTACAAACAATAGATTAGTCGTACATAAATACGATTGCCACAGAGCTATATATTCGGCTTTGTGGCTTTTGCCGTTTATACTGCATATTAATTACGAACCAACTCTCAAAGCTCGCACAGCAATCGTACGGACTCCCTGAGACTCTTAAAGGTTTATTCGCGTATAACTGGCTGTACATTATAGGCTCGGCTCATGGCTCGTAAAACGATCCTGGGCGATCCTAAAAATAGTAATAATGGAGGCAATGTGACGAATATACATCCTTGGCCGATGAATCTGTTAACAAAGGATTCAGGCGAAAATAGAAAATTAGTGGTAAAGCCTGTAGATATATGTTCAAGAAGTAATATACGACCGGATGCAAAAGGTATGCTACGATTTCAGGATATTGATAAATTGAAATTATACAATACTATTGTATATCCTGAAGTAAAGGAGCAGGGACACTTTACACTTTACTGTCGTGATTCTGAGGGACAC